CGCTGTGCAGTTGTTACAGATCACTTGGTATTGACGATCCTTACCGTAGGTTGCTTCAATTACTTTAAGGAACAAGATGTCCCTATCACCAATAATGAGGTCGTCAATAATGGCAGGGTTGTCCTCAATAACTGTGGAACCTACTCGCACAACGGCACGCTTAAGCAATGCTGTCATGTATTCGGCATAGACGATATTCTTGCTGTCTAAAGAAGCAAGGGCTTCTTCGTCAAAGCCATTAAGTTCACGTACCTCTGCGTCTGATTCCCATGAATTAGTTTCTTTATTAAAGACACCACAAATAAGATCAACAGATGTTGCTGGAGGTCCTGCTATTTCTGGCGGTGGATCACTGAGTGCAGCATTGAGCGCATCGGCTTGTTGTTTTGTGTCCATGTAGTACTACTCCTAGTTTGTATTGGGTTGTATTACTTACTTATTTTGTTGCCAAATTCTCTGTTCCGTTCCAGTCTATGTAGAAACCTTCGTGGTGTACGGTCATGGACTGAATCAAGATACCGTTGTCTCCAGCGTTCAAGTCAGTCAAAGCGTACGCTCCAGGCCATGCATTGTAAAGTTTGAATTGAAACTTTACTTTACCAGGCACAATGGCGCCCATGCTTTCACTGCCATCCCACTGGTACTTCAGTTTGTCGGTTGAATCTTGAATTTCTGTTGCTGTATGTGGATGATCATAGACCTTAACAAGGATGTCGCAACGGTAGTCGCCGTCTCCTGTAGCCAAGCCAGTCTCACCACTTACGCCACCACCCAACCAAGCATGGAGAAACTTCTGCCACTGGAAGAGTTGTCCTTGTCCGCTAAATGCGCCACGTGCAAAAGACACAGGAGCAAAATCGGATTGGGCAACCATCTTGTGTGGGTGGGTGTTCATGCCACCTTCTCGGTATGAAATGATTTCGTTTGTTACCGAAATTCCACTAACTTGGGCAAATCCAATGTCACCAATTTGTGCAAGCGAAGTAGCAAGATTGCCAGTCGCCTGCTTTGGAAGGATCTGCACACGAAACTTAAAGTTACGCAGTGGATCGGTACGAAGTACTGTTGCTGATGCCATATTTTAAATAACTCCTTGAATTAGAGGTTTCCAGCAGAGCCGTTGCCAGCCCACTGAGTAAGGTTGATTACAACGAATTCGGCTGGGTATTGCAATGCGACACCAACCTCAATGTTTACATATCCATCTTCAATACTTGATGACGTGTTGTTTGACGCATCACAAAGGATGTAAAAGGCGTTGCTTGATGTAGCGCCTTTCAAGTTACCCTTGGCCCAGAAGTCTGTAAGAGTGCTGGCAAGGGCTACGTTAATGCGATCCCACAAACGCTCGTCGTTTGGTTCAAAGACCGCAAATTGTGTTTGTGAATCTAGCAATACTCGCAAATACGAGAGTGTACGACGAATTGGAATGTACTTGTCTGGACGGTTCTTAGCCAGTGTACGAGCACCATTGATAATGGTTCCACCACCTGGGACTAACCGCAAGCAGTTAACATGGTTAGTGTTGTACAAAGTCCCCTGATCCGCATCAGAGATGGTTGCTACAAGACCAAACACATTTTGTAGATCCAAGAAGTAACCTGCTGGTGCTTTAGCAACTCCACGAAGAGTCTCGGAACGAACATACGCTCCAGCAATTGCGCCACCTGCGTAGGTGTCACGAATAGCCGCTGGGCCACTCTTCGCTGGGTCATACATTTTCAATGCTGGAAAGTACACAGCACCAAAGCCACCGTTATTGGTGCTATACCCTGCTGTTGCTGTTTGTACATCCACCTTAGTTACCGCACTCAATGCGCTATCAATGATGACGAATGCGTCTGCACGCTCTGCGGCGTACGCCAGCGCTTGGTTGACACGGGTGGTACCAGTTTGACCAACAAGGTTAATCAAAAGAGGACCAGCGACCATACTCAAGTTAGTTACAGCAGTTGCCCATTCAGCGTCAGCAGCGACAGCACCTGAAGCGAGGGCGTCGGAACCAGCAGTAAATGTAAGTGTCGTGCTGTAAACACTTGATGTGATACCACTTACAGCAATTGTAACGTTGCTTGCGATAGTGGCGGGTGTTCCTGTTACTCCGATGTATGAGGAGTAAAGATCAAGAACATTCTTAAAGTAACGGCTAGATGCACTATCAAAGGACAGTTCTTGCCAGCGCTCAACCTCTACTGTTGAACCCGAGCGCAATAAGTTAATTGCCAATGAGAACACAGTCGTTGAGTTAATCTTTGGAGTTCCCGATGGGTCCGACAAAGTGTTTGGGTCAAAGGTAATGACTGCGGTGAGTCCGTCACCCCACGCACCCTTAGAAGCGGCTTGTAAAGTAAACAGTGTGCTTGCTGCTGATGCGCCTGTAACAGTTCCTTGAAAAACTGTGGAGGAAGCGGCGGCAGTTGAGTCAAGAACTCGGGATACATAAGCATCACGACCACCATTAGCAAAGTAATGGTAGACGGCGTAACCCACATCGTAAGTGTTGGAAATTTCTCCGTACTTGGATTTGTAGTCATTCCACGAACTAACGAGGGTTGCTACGTCTGGACCACGTTCTGTTTCACCTACAAAGGCGGCAACGGATGTAGCGGTACGGGTAGCAACATTACTGGTAAATGGAGTCTCTCTTACGTAGACTCCTGGACGATCATATGCCATTGTTTACTCCTAAATCAGGGGTGTCTTACAGGGTTTCAAATTAATTGGTCTGTTCAAGTGTAGTTGATACAGACAGTACTTTCTTGAGGCCGACTAGTGCAGAGGTTGTTAATTCAGCATTCATTTGTAATGTGTATATTTTGCGGAAGATACGCTTACGGTAGCCAGCCTCTGGGTCTAGAAGGTCGGCTGTAGTCCAGTCCAAAAGGTCCAATCTTCGGGACGTTCCGTCCGCCCCTATAAGGATTGATCCGTATCTGAAAGGAACTACGGTAGTAAGCATTTGTGCAGCGAGTTGTCGGTCATGTAGGGCACTTCTTGTAAACGTAGAAACTTGGTAAAGAAGATCAACAGGTGTGAATTCGGTAGTGCTGTATAGATCATCACCAGAGAGGTTAGGAGCACTTGCAGAGGACGTACTAGGCCAGTACGAGAGATTGTTAGGTTGACCAGCACTATGGGTGTTTAAAGTGACCTCAGAGTGTTGACGGTTCTTGGCGTGCATAATGTCAATAAGTTCAATAGTGATAAAAGGGTACTTTCGTTCTGTTTCCCCTTCAGGGTACCGAAAGAACACTTGGACATCCCGACTACCATCACGGTCATCAGACACTGTGATGTTGGAAAAGCGAAGTTTAATAGCCTCGTCTTCGGCAAGTAGGAAGCCTGTCTTCATACTTTGAGGCTCTTATTCATTGTGTTTTGTATGGATTTTTCAATTTTGTGGACAGAGCGGGCTGCTGTAGTACGCACTATTGGATTAGGGGTTTCTCCAAGGTCACCGTACTCAAGGGTGGTCGCACCCTCCCCAGAAGCCTTGAATTCAAACTTTGAATCCATTACGTTGTAAGTAACCGAAACACTGTCGGCTATTTCTTTATGTCCAGCCTTTTTATAGGCTTTGCGCAATGAGTCTTCCTGTTCTTGAGCAGCCGCAGCAAGTGCACTAGCCATAAGAGTTGGAAGGTTTAAGGTCTGACCCATCATACGATTAAGTACTGAAGGTTCGCCTGACAGAAATGGTTTAGAACCTGAAGGTATGTGGGAATCATAGCCACTCATGGCACATCCTTAGTTCTAGGCGTTGGACCTCTTAGCGCTCGCTAAGATTGTTCTAAGTTTATCAAATATTAGGTAACGTTGTAGGCCAAGGAAGGTCTTGTGTGTTCATTGCCGCTGGACCTGTATCAAACGGCATTTCTTGGTTTATGTACACTTCAATACCTTCTACAACAACCATAACGTCATCCTTCAAGCGCCCTCTTACACGATAAGTAGCAATACTGAAGTAACGCCCATCATAAAGAAACATATCATTGAGATGCGATTGGTACTCAAAAGGATCGGTAACTCCAGCGTTTCTAAAGTCTTCAATAGACGCAACAAAGTTTGTGAGTTCTACAGGCTGACGACCTTCAGGAATAGCCCTCTTTTGGTCTTCCGTTTCGGTAATTAGCAGTACAGGAATGACTACACCATTTTTGTACTTCCTACCTCCTGATCCTGGAATGCCTTCGTCGTAGACGTCATCATAGATAGAGCCAGCGCTAGCAGGGGTGGTGTGGGGTAGGTATTCAAACCAGACAACCGTCTCACCGTA